GGCTTTGAGCGCCCTGAGACCTTGATTCCCTACGCCGAACTTACTGAGGAAATTGTGGTGGGCTGGGTGCAAGCAGCCCTTGGGGAAGAGAAAGTGCAAGAGGTTGCTCAAGCACTGCTGACCCAGCTCTCGGAACAGCGTGAGCCCACCAAAGCCGCCGGCGTCCCCTGGTAATGCCTGTCAAATCAAAGACCGCACTGCATTGCGTTGCATAGCGATCAGCCGCGAGCAAAATACGGTCAATGCAGTAATAGATGCTGCGCGGTGGACTGGCAACATAGTAGTAGAACACCTGCTGGCCATGACTCCTGAAGAACTTGCAGGCTTGGCCGTTGCCCTGTTAGCTGGCAGCGAGTTGCTCAGCTACATCCCTGGCGTCAAGGCCAATGGCTGGGTGCAGCTGATCCTCGCAGCACTGCGCGGAATTGCTGCTGCAAAGCAGGTCGAGCGAAGCAACACAAAACGCCGCTGATAGTTGAATGGAGGTCTTAGCGGCCGTGATTGGTGCAGTCGTCGGCATTTGCGCCAGCGGCATAAAAAGTTTTATTAGACGCGATGACGAAGCCGCAAAAGCCGTCATCCGTCTTACCTCTGCCGTGGAACACATCGCCGGTGAAGTCTCGCTGCTGCGGGCTGAAATTAAGGAAGACCGCCAAGAGCTATACCCTCGCCTGAACGGCATTGAGCAACGCCTTGCCATTCTGGAGACCAAAGTGTGAGCGTTATACATCTTCGCCAAGCCGCTAAGCACTACAAGGAACTGCCACATCAGATGGCAGCGTGGGACTGGCTGCAGGGTCACCTTAGTAAGCAGATAATTAGTGAGTTTGCGGAGCTGTATCGCGCTGACCCGAAGCCAAAACCGCCGCTACCACAACCGTGGGTTGAACCGGCCCTCAAGCTAATCCGTGAGTTTGAAGGCTGCATTCTTGAGGCTTACAAATGCAAAGCTAATGTGTGGACTATTGGCTGGGGCACGACGCGACTGATGGATGTTCCGGTACGTGCTGGGGACAAGATCAGCCAGGCCATGGCTGATGATTTGCTGCAGAGCCAGGTAGAAAACATATTTGGCCCTGGCGTGCTGCAACTGTTGCCGCTTGCAAAAGGCTGGAAGCCTGAGCAGGTGGGTGCTCTCGTCAGCTTTGCCTACAACCTGGGCCTTGGTGCTTTAGGTGACAGCACGCTGCGCAAACGGTTGCTGGCAGGGGAGATGCCCTGCAAGGTGGTGCGCGAAGAACTACCCCGCTGGGTTCATGCCGGTGAGGCAGTTGTGGCTGGTCTAGAGCGTCGGCGTGCAGCTGAAGTGGCGGTGTTCTGCGGTGATAGGCGCTTGCAGACTCTGCCGCAGCAGCAGCTCGGCGATCCACTGAAGGTGCCGTACTACAGCCAGCGAGATTCAACAGTGGCTGGCCAAGCCAACCGCATGTGCTTCAGCTCTAGCTGCGCCATGCTCCTGGCCTACCTACGGCCTGGTGTCATCACAGGGGCTAGCGCTGATGATCAATACCTCAAAACGGTGCTGCGTTTTGGGGACACCACTGATGTCAACGCCCAGCTCAAGGCGCTTGCCCACTACGGTCTAAAGGCCAGCTTCAAGCAAGACGGTAGTTGGGATGATCTGCAGCGCCAAATCGCTCGCAATGTCCCTGTGCCCTGCGGGTTTCTGCATCACGGCACTAGCAGTAAGCCATCCGGCGGCGGCCATTGGCTAATTGTGGTTGGCGTCACATCTAGCCACATCATCGTAAACGACCCCTTTGGCGAGCTGGACGTGGTGCGCGGCAGCTACATCAACAGCAAAGGCTCAGGGCTGGCGTACAGCAAAGCCAACTGGGGGTCGCGCTGGATGGTGGAAGGCGCTCGCAGTGGTTGGTGCATTATTGCTGAGCCATGAAACAACCAAGCGTCAGCCGCCGGATTCAGCCTGGCCTTTGGATCATGGAACGCCCCAAGACTGATGTGAAAATGTGGGTAGCGATGGCTAATGGCATCACTTACATGAGCTACGACGAGAACAGCACACGTTTGTGGCTCAGCCGGCAACTGGATGACTCCGAGCCGCCGGCAGGGGCCTAGTTGACTAGCGCTAGCCATAGCTGGCTTTGTTGCGCCAATGTGCTTGGCCTGCATTGCCTTGGCTGGTTTCACAGTAAAATTTTTGTTGTCTATAGATGTTTACACACCATTGAGGCCCGGCTTGTACTGCAAGCCCTTTGAAATCATTAAACATTCATGCATTACTTCTGCCTGCCAACGTTGACCGTGTTCTGTACAATAACCCAACCCACATACGCGCCATTTCATACCTTCATCAGTTTCAACATAGCTGACAGTCGGCACGTCCAACGGAATACTTAGTCTGACCACTTAGGTTCCCGCTATGGCATGGTCTGACTGGATGGTGTCAAATCTGGGGCCAGAGCACTTGCTCATCCTAGAGCGTCAAAAACGGGAAGTTGAGAGCTACGACCTTAAACAGGCTCAACAGATGCTTTTGCAGCTCTGTCAGCTGTCAATGCGTAGAGACTTGATCATTCGCGGCGCTACGCGGCGGATTGCAGAGCTTGAGTGCACTCTTGCCCTTGTAGACCACCAAGTCTGAGTTGTAGGCTGGCCATGGCACGGCTGTGCATCTTCTGCGTGGCCTGACGGCTGATGTTTAGATCATCGCCGATTTGGTTGTAAGGTGTGGGAAGACTACTACTGTAAAAGTAGCGCCTGCGGATAATGTGCTGGTTCTCAGGGCTAAGATCATCAATCGCTTCATGCAGTGCTTCAAAATATTCAGTTAGATCTTCAGGCTGCGGATCTACACTGCGCGGATCAGCTACCACGTCAATAAATTCGTTATAGCTGTCGCCGCCTGGCATCTGCTCATCTAAACTACAGACGCCGGCGTTGTGATTAAGGTAACGCAAAAGCGTTTGTTTTTGTATGCCGCAGTGATCAGCCACATCTTGTAGTGCGGGCATCTTGCCGTGTTCATACAGGTGAGTTTGCATAAAATTTGTGGCCCTGCGTATATCATCATTGGCCTGCATAGGCAGACGGATCATTCGGCTGTTGCGGTTAATTGCTCGCGTAATGCCCTGTCGAATCCACCAATAAGAATATGTACTGAATTTGTAGCCAAGGCTTGGATCAAACTTAAGGATCCCAGAATCCATGCCAAGAAGACCCTCCTGTATCAAGTCTTCTAGTGTCAGCAAGCCGCTGTGACGCTTGTACCTCCCTGCAACATTTACGGCAAGTCGGATATTTGAAAGAAAGAAGCGATCACGAGCGCGGCGCCCTTTGTTGATGATGCTCTGCTGTTGCTTGGTCGGCTTTTCAATGTCCTTGATTGCCATCCAAGCCTGCACCTGACGGGCCAAGACAATCTCTTCGGCGGCTGTTAACAGTGGGTATCGGCGTGTGCGCTGTATGATCCAATCAACGGAAGTGGCAGGCGTTGCCATTGGCAGCGGTGTAAAAAGAAGGTGGCTTAATTTGGGACCGTAGGGTTGTTTGTGCATCTTGGCAATACCGTTGAGGCAGGCTGCGGTAAGGCCGGCACCGAGTTAGAACCGGCCACCTGCCACCCTTTAATTAGACCGTGGCCAACGTCACAATATGCTCCTGGTCTTGGTATTTACCAGAGCGCTTCTCGTAGGTGATGTCACAGGGGTCACCTTCAAAAAAAAGCAGCTGACAGATGCCCTCATTTGCATAGATGCGGCAGTCCGCACCGGAGGAGTTTGAAAACTCCAAAGTGAGGTGGCCGCGCCAGCCCGCTTCGGCTGGGGTCATATTGGCAATTACACCCATGCGGGCATAAGTTGATTTGCCAAGGCAAATCACCGTGACATTCGGCGGCACGCAGAGCTTTTCGTATGCCACACCCAAGCCATAGCTGTGTGCGGGCAACACAAAAAAGCGGCCGCGTTGATCACCTTGCAATTCGACGTTCCGCAGGTTGTCAGGGTTGAACGCCTTTGGGTCCATGATCGTGCCAGGCACATGCTGAAAGACTCGAAAGTCAGCCGGCGACAGGCGGATGTCGTATCCGTAAGAGCTGCAGCCGTAGCTGAGCACCTTGTGGCTGGCGATCTGCCGAATCAGTGTGGGCTCAAAGGGTTGGATCATGCCAGCGTCGGCACGAACGCGAATCCAATGGTCGGCCTTAATCATTGCGCGGCTTCCCGTGCTTTCTTGGCTAGGACCCACGAGGCAAACGCCACAATCAAGCTCGCGGTTTGGTTGTTGATCGGTGCGGCGTGGGGATAGCTATCACGCCACCACTCG